AATACGCATTGTTTTCCTTTTTATCTGAAAATTACGACGGACATATCATAAGAGTCAACGCCATTAGAAGCTATAGACCCTATTTTAACAGCAGATACAGTTTTTACATCTGGTATTGAACCTGCACCACCTGCAGATAATATAACAAAAGTTGGTGCTGTACTTGTAGCTGTAGTTGCAGTACAGGTACCGCTTAAACTATAGTTAATATCAGGCATAGGACTTATAAAGTTTACCGTATATTGACCAGTCCCATTATCAGTAATAGTACTAACATTCCCAGCAGCATTAATTGCAACAGTACCAGTACCATTGAAGTTAACCCACGCTCTACAAGCGTACATAGGAGCTGATCCTGAAGCATTCAACGTGGAGGCTACTCCAGCATTCATAGTAGTTTGGACTACTTTATCTACACCATTTGTTCCCGAAATAGTAGTTGCCATTAGACACTCCCTTCAAAAAAGCTGTTACGATTAGTAACAAACCATAACCCAAATGTAGGTAGCTCAGCAGCAGTAATAGGCATTTTAGTGCCATTAGCAAACCAAACAACTGTACTAGTTACACCAAATTCAAACGCTTTAGCTACTTGGAGTAAAGCATCTCCATCATCTTTAGTAAATGAAATCATGTACCCATTATAGTTCAAACCAGTAAACATGGCTTCTCTACGTTGTGCATACGCTACAGCAGCTTGTTCTTCTGCAGTTTTCATTGTTCGAAACTCTTGAATCTTTATTTCAAGTTCTATCTTAGTAAATGCCTTAGGAAGATTAGCTAACGCATAGTTAACTTCTTCCTGCGTAGCAATAACTTCATACCCATTAATAATTTTCATTTAAATCCTTTTAATTTCCGAATACAATAACACTGCCTTGGTGGGTGTTAGTAACAGTAGTTGAATCAAAGCAAGATAAATAGAACTGAGAAGTAGATACAGCGCGTCCAGTCATTTTGTCAGTTCTGTCAACATTTTCTGTATCTGGTCCCGGCATCGCTACTATCACGTAGTTAGTTGAAGCAAAAGGGGCTGCTAAATAAAAATACCAATAACCATCAGAGATATTAGAAATCCCAGAAATATTATGGTAATCGTACAGCAACCCTAGTCTAGTTACATTCCCTGACGTAGTTGTAGAAGTTTTACCAACAACTGTAAAAGTATCAGCACCCGTAACAGTTACTACAAAATCTGTACCATCTATAGCAGTTCCTGTTGTAAAGTCCAAATTAACAATCATTCCAGTAGTCATCCCATGGGCTGTCATTGTAATAGTAATAGTATTAAGATTTTGTGAATAAGTACCACTTAAGTGAATAGTTCTAAATTTAGCCCATGCCTTGCAAGATTGCTTAGAGTCTTTTGCAACTAGCCCAGCAGAGCCTGTTGGAACTGCTTGTGAGTTTATATGTGTTAAGTTTAAAGTAGCACTCATACGATACTCCAAGTACTGCCATCAAGAATGGTTACAGTTACTCCATCAGCAATTGTAATAGGCCCAGCACTTACAGCGTTATTCCCAGAGGGAATTGTATAACTTGCTGTAACTGTCTGTCCATTGAGGTTAAAAATTTTATCAGTACCAGTTCCAGTTGCTCCACCACCAAGAGAAGCCCATGCTCCGTTATTATACCCTTCATACGCAAGAAGGTCTGTATTATAACGCATATAGCCATTCGCAGGTGTCGCAGGCCGTTGCGCAGTGGTACCTGCTGGAATCTTAATACTAGTTGTACTGTTTACTAAAGGCGTTCCTGTGAATACAGGACTTGCCAAAGGTGCACGCAGGTTTACTGCGGCAATAATTGCATCAATCCATTGTGTTAATGTCATATAAGAACTCCTGTTACCAATGCTCCAAGCACTGTGTTAGCTACAGAGGCATTACCACTGTGCCATACTTCATTACTGTTAACTTGCAAGCCATCTATAAAATTTGATGCGCCTGTTCTATTCAGATATACTTTAGGTGTATCGTAGTGGTCTAAACGGATACCTAAGGTAGTCGCTGTACTACCAAAACGGTATCGTAAGTAATCATTCTCAAAACCAATATCTGTTGGACTGGCGTCTGTAGGATTCAGATGAGCAATCTGTCCTGTTCCAGCACCTGTAAATGAAAGCGCTGCAGACATAGTATCTGCAACATCTGAACGTAAAAATTGAAGAGAATCTAAGTTATCAAATAGGTCAGCATTTAACCCTGAACCCGGCCCATCATTACCTTCATGCCATATCTTGTACGTAACAGCCCCAAGAGAACCACCACCAACTGATAATTGATTAGTACCGCCATCTAGACCAAAGTTTACCGTATAGTCTCCATCCACAGTAAAAGTCATAGTGGCGTCAGCACCAGCCGTAGCTTGGCGAACTGTCATACCATTCTGAGTAGCAGTATTGGTAATAGAGGATCCAGCAGTATTGAATACTGTTAGAATACCTCCAGCAAATGAGTCACTTACATCAGATCTTAGAAACTGTGTAGAATCTATATTATCCAATTTATCCGAGTCAGCGGCTTTACCAGTAACAGAGAGTTTACCATCTAACGCAGTCTGCAGACCATCCACATTACTAATAATATGGTTATGTGAGTCATCAACAACAGCAACAGAGATAGTTATGTTTGCAGTACCATCAAATGCTACCGGAGTGCTAGTAACATCTCCATTGATACCTATAGTTCTTGGAGTTGCCAGTTTAGTAGCAGAGGATGCAACAGTTGTATCAAGCTTATCTTGAATCTTTGAAGAAGTCCAAAGAACAGTAGTACCAAGCCCTGAGTCATTTACAGAAGTACCATTAAGCTGACTAACATTGATTGCATAAATAGTAGAAAGAGGCCCCCAAGCAGTGCCACTCCATTTCTCAAAACGAGTGTTTGCAGTTGACCACCGTATAGTGTTAGTGGGTAGGTTAGAGCCTACCCCATCAAACATCTTGGCGGCATCTTCATCGCGTGTTTTGAGCTCGTTTAACATATCTGTATACAACGAGCTTAAAACGGGAAGTGACCAATCAGCCATTTTAGTATCCTTTCACAGCCCAGCTGAAATCAACAGGGGTAGTCATAATAGTTCCAGATGAATCATAGGCGTAAACCTTAAATGACGTCGGATTTGGAATATCTACAAAATCATACAATAGGAACACCGGAGTCGTTCCTGCTGCTGATAAACTAATTGACGAAACATCAATGAATGGAATATTAAAGAAAACTTCATATCCAGTTGTACTATTTGCAGGCACTGTACCACTACCAGCATCATTGATCAGTTTTGAATCTACCCGAATCTCCAGAGACCGGATACGTAAGAATCCAAACGTAGTACTAGATACATCATAACGAATCTTGACGTATCTAAAGTTGGTACCAAAGATACGTCTAGTATCCGTATAATCCAACCAAGAAATGCCATCAGCTGAAAGGCTAACAGTCAGTACATAACTAACCCCTGAAGCCAAGATATCAATGGTATCTGTAACACTAACAGTTGAAGCTCCAAGAATAGTACCAATATCTACAGTCTCTTCATAGCTACCAGTTGCTAAGAATGGGGCAATCCAATAAACATACCCAGCAGTAACTTGGTCTTGAGCAGATGTCCAAGAATAGTTCGTAAAGTGCTGTTGGTAAGTATCTGTTGATTTTACTGGAATCAATGCTCCGGTAAACTCATCTACAATACCATTATGCAATGTACCAGTACCTGTACTTACATGGTGCAAGTTCAGAATATAATCAGGCGGTTGGTTAACCGTTGCGGCAACACTCTTTGGAGTTCCAAGATTACCAGCAGAGTCTACTGGTTCAACCCAATAGGTATAAACACCTTTAGTACTTTCAAAGATAACTGAGAAAGAGCCAGTATTCGTACCAATTAGTTCTGCTGTTGCAAACACATCACCTTTGTACACATTGTACTCTACAATAGGAAGGGTTCCTTTAATGCCATCCCAACGAAGTAGGACGTTATTATCAATTACCTCCGGTAGAACAAAGTTCATTGTAGGAGCAACAATATTAACAGATAAGGTAAGGCCAGCACTTTGGTTGCCCATAGTATCTACACCATAAATAGTTCCAGATTTTAAACCACTCCAATAAATAGGAACGGTATAGTAACTAGACCCAATATTAACATCCACAGTGTCATATATAATTCTAAAATGACTAAAAGGGAAACTACCAATGTTAAATTGCATAGTAGTCTCTAAGTCAGTACCGTTGATCTCATATGTACCTAGAGGTTGTAGCGGAGGCTCAACATTCAGTAGGACTACAGATTCTGTAGCTGATTTATTTCCAAATTTATCTATAGCTTTTATTTCAAAACTATAAGAACCAAAAGGTAAATTCTTAGCTATTTTGTATGTTGTGGCTTTTAGGTCAGTAACCAAGCTAGCAGCACTAGAGGTAATCTCATAAGCACTATGATTTAAGTAATCACTAGCTTGCCATTTTAATAGAATACCATCTGCTTCGAACACATAGGAGAATCCAAGAACTTGTGGAGGACCTGCCTCAACATACGCAACAGTAGTTGGTGTTTGTGAAACATCTCCAAAGGTGTTTTCAGCTTCAATACTAAAGGTATATGTGGTTAATGTTCTAGCCTCACTAAATTTATATTTATCCGCTTTTAAACGCTTAACCAATGGTGTACCATTGACGTATAAATTGTAAGTTGCGTAAGCATTAAATACGTTATCCCAAGACAGTAATAAGCCATCTGCCTCAAGTGCTACAGTGAAACCTGTAACATCTTGTGGAGGAAGCACCGTTACTATTTGAGAAGTGATACTTGATGTATTGCCGGCAAAATCAACAGCATAAATAGCTGCTGTGTAATCTCCCGGAGCTAAAGGAGCGGAGTACTTATAAGTAGTAGCCGCTAAGCTAGTTACTATAACATCCAATCCAAGATGTATTTCAAAATACTTAAAGTTAATATCTGTATGCGCATTCCATACAAACTCAATACCATCTTCAACACGTGTTGCAACAAAACCAGTCACCGCAGCCGGGGCAGTAATAGTAATTGGTACATATGCTGGCAATGAGTAATCTCCAGAAGTGTTTCTTGAGTATATCTCAAATGAGTATAAGTCAGCAAGTAGTGGTTTTATATAGGTAAAGCTATTTGAAGTTAGTCCACCAAATAGCTTTAAACCATCTTGTCTAATTTCATACTCTTTAAAGTCTACTGAAGTATCCTCATTCCATTCAAATAGGATACCCTCTTTAATTCTAGTTGCTGTTGCACCAGTAATAGTTGAAGGCAGATCAATAATCAACTGAGCAGTAGCCGGAGTAACGGAATAATTATCAGAAGAATCTATTGCGTAAATCTCAGCGTCATAAGTGCCGGGAGTTAAAGTTGTAGTTTGTAAATAACTTGTTGCTGACAAGTCCGTAACGACTACCTCACTATTTACTCTAATCTCATAGCCGTAAAGATCCACATCAGTATTAGCAGTCCAGTAATACTGAATACCATCTTTTGTTCTAGTCATAGTAAAACCAACAACATCATTAGGAGGAATAGACTTTCCTAAATATGTGTAAGTAGTGTATGGTAGATTTTGTAAGGCTTTTCCAGTACCCAAAGAATTTCTAGGTTGGAATTTAAAGTAATACTCTTTTCCTTCAACTAAACTTAAAGCATTATATGATAAATGTTGTGTTGAAATATTTTGAGCAATTCTGTTGTAACCAGCAAGAAATTGTTCTGAAATATATATATCAACTTTTGCTGATTCTTCATAGGAAGTTTCCCACGTCATATCTATAAAAGGAACAATGGTACCATCTAGACGTCTTTCTAAGTGCTCATTGAATACTACGCCACTAATATCAGGGAATGAAACTGGTACATAAGGAACTAAACTAGGAAGTACAGTTGTATCATCGTCAATAATACTTTCATTATACTCTACTGCTGTTATCGTCCGTTCTTGGTCAGAACTTCTCGTAATGCTTACAATCCTAAAAGGTTTACTTATATTATTTTGCTGACCAAATGTGTATATACTGTATACTTCAGGAATCTTTACAAGATTGATAATGGTAAATGTATCAAAAGCCCCAGTTCCGGGATTTACTACTTCTAAAGTCTCAATAGAATCATCCTGATAGCGAATCATAATATAGTATGTTATGGCATCCGATACAGTAATTTTCTTATCCAACGTAATAGTACTTGTTGTGATATTAACAGAAATAATACGGCCACTCTCTCCCCATTTAGGTACATCATGCGCGAAGTTAATTACATCTCCAGTGGTACATGCGATACTATCAATTGACGCATCAAAAGTGATATGACGACGTTGGTAATTACTTGTGTTTAATAAATATTTACCCCATCTATACGCTTCAGCAGCAGAAGTAATTCCAAATGCTTGTAATGTAGACTTCTTAGGTTCTATAGATTCATCTACTAATCTAATAGAAAACTGATCCTGAGTATAGTCTTTTTCTTTGTTAATAAACTGTACTTCTATTTCAGTAGCAAGTTCATTTAATGGGGTATATGTAGTTGAATATGAGCCAGCTATAATATTTCCCATTGTAAATGTTTGTACTGGAAGCGCTGGGCTATCAACAATGACACTATACTTTGTACCACGAAGAACCAACGCAGCTCTTCCAGCTGCTGTAATCTTTGTAAGAGCATCCCATAGGTTCGTATTAAAGTCAAAAACACCGTTAAATTGCGCTCTAGGGATAAGAATACCTTGCCCATTATCTACAATTTTAGTACACCAAATAGCCCAATCCCAAAATGCCTGAAAATCTATTTGAGAATAAGATAAACCACCTCCGTAAGTTGGGTTAGTTAATAAATCCCACGCAGCCCATGCAGGATTGCTACTAGGGCCATCAAAACGATACACACCCTGCTCATCATATACTTTAATATTGCTACGAGTAACAAGTGTAGAAATATTAGGAGTGCCTCCACTTAACTGATCAGTTGCTTTTAAATTTAAACTTATATTAGCAACTCCGGGATAGTTCAAACGCTCAGTTACTCGCCCATTAATATGTGACCAAAGTACATCATTTACACTAGTACTAGTTGTAGAATCTGCAGATTTTTTTGTACATCGAATTTCATAATTCTTCGTAGAGTCTACCGCAAATCGAATATTCCTAGAAACAGCTTTTGTTCCATTTCCTACCATTTGAATTGCATCAGCAGCAGCTGGGTCTTTATACCAAATGAAATAGTCAGAGTCTTTTAAAGAGATACTATCTTCACCTTGTACTATTCTAGATAAATACAAATAAGCATCAGGATAATAAATATTATCTACAGCTGTCTCAGGGGTATTTTGCAAAAGATATGGGTTTATTACTGAAGGAATATAATTCGGATCAGTAGTTATAGTTATTTGTTCCCCATAATCTGGAGGAGTTCCAAAATAGTAGTACACAACAGGTTTTTGAGAATCTGCATAATATGGAATACCTGATGCCCATGCAAGATGGTACTCAAGGGCTCCATCCACAGTGACTTTATCATCTACAGTTATCCACCCTAGTTCAGGATCAACATACACACCAGTTTCACGATACTGTACTTCAGTGTATACTGCATTAGAAAGTATCGCTCCATCTGAAGAATCAATCGAATATATACCTTTAGGAGCTTTCAAAACCACTTCAAGACTATTAAATCCTTGACCTGCTGGTAGTCTAACTACAGATGTACCGCTAGTTAAAGTAGCTGCAACTGTTGTAATCGCATTTACACTATCAAATAGTGGAGACGTAGGCTGTGTAAAAGAGCCATCAGTTGCAAAGAACTTACCTTCACCGACTGCTTCAGGGTAATCTCCAGTTTTGTATTCTGGAAATGGGGTACCATTAATTAATACATCTTGATCGCTAATAGGATTAACGGTTCCATTGCAGAGCGCTAATTGTAGTCGAAGATACTCAGCCTCATCAATATAATCAATTTTTCTATTGATTATATTTCCGGGTAGGCGCATTGTTCCGTATAGAATTGGGATAGCTAAACCAACATTTGAAGAGGTAGTTGCACCATTCCATGAATATGTTGGGCTAGTACTAAATCCAGAAGTTCCGGGAGCCTCAGCTTGCGGGCCGAGGTACTTATTAATAAGCATTGAACCGGCAATAGATACTGCCGCACTAACAGCTACAGAGGCTGCTCCAGCTACTGTTGCTCCAGCACCTGCTTCAAGAAGAGCTCCTGCAACAAGAGGTCCTGCATACCAAGCAACAAT